CTCTTAGTATCATTTGTCTGATGAATTCTCAAAACATCATTACAAGCAGCTTCAATCAAATCTGGATCAATATATGGTGGAATTTTGCCAGTTTTCTTCAAACCTGCTAACACTGGATCATGAATTGTGCCATTTTCCAATTTAACTCTTCTGCTTAAAGCAGATGGTGCAGTAATTGGTTCAAGAACCTTTCCATAAATTGGTGAATGGCGCAATGCAGTGTTTGTGGGTGTTGCAATCATAATCTTTGATTTGATAGCAGGTGTAAAATCACCTTCAGGCGTTGAAGAAAGTTCAGCTTCATCCTTTTCATAAATTGACAAATCCATCTTAATTTGTGCTTCCAAAGGAATGTCTTTGAGTGCTTCTTCAATGTCCCTAACATTGATTGGAGTTGCATATCCTCTTCCAAGAGCGTCACCAGCAACATGCATTCCAATAATCTTCTTAGGTAAATAGTTTGACATTAAAACCAAAAACGAACCACAATCTCCATTTGTTGTTTGCATCGTATAAAGATAGTGTTGTCTAATTCTAATTCTTCCACCTTCAGAACCTTCATGACGATAAGAAAGTTCATTATCCATAGCATGAACATCAGCAAACCTTTGATTAAAGATTGCCTTGTCCTTAATAACTGTTGGTGTAATCAACATTGAAGGTGCAGTTTTAAACTTCGACATTGTTTCTGAATCAGCCAAACTACTCATAATATCCTGATGGTCATGAACATTTGAAGGAAAAATGATAAGCATCATGTCCTTAGTAGTTCCATCAGCATAATTCAACTTCTTGAACCTAAGAGAGCTAATTGGAAGAATGTAGCCTTCAGGTTTAAATGGTCCATTGATCTTAATCTGACCATTGACACGTTCACAAAGAGTTGGAGCAAGATGACCAACAGTCAAAGCTGTACGTCCACGAATAAAAACACAATTAACATGCTGAGTCCAATTTTCGCTTTCATTTCTTCTTGTAGAAATCATGTAAGTGTTAGTGTAAACCTTACGACTCAATGTCATTGCATTTGGATCAATGGCTAATTCAGCTGAGATTTGATTTTCTTGTTTAATCTGTTGGGCAGTAAAATCTTCAAAAAAATCATCATCAACAATGTTTGATTCATTCATAACTTCACGCAAGAATTTGTTAAAAATTGATTCAGTCTTAACAACATTTTTGTGTGTGGTAACATTGTCACCAGACTGATTCTCGGTTTTAATCACATTCTTATGTGTTGTAACACTGTCTCCTGATTGATTTTCAGTGCGAACCACTGATTTATGTGTGGTAACATTGTCACCAGATTGAAATTCAGTTCTGACCACAGATTTGTGAGTTGTAACATTGTCTCCAGATTGAAATTCAGATGAAGTACGACAATTCTGACAAAGGTGTTCATAGTTCTTCTCTGAATATTCAGGATCCTTGATAATATGTTTGTGGAAGAAAATAACTCCACACTTTTCACATTCATGAGCATGTCTGACACTTGTCCCAAGAAGCAATCCTTCATGTTTGTGTGATAGTGGTGAAATTTCAGCTTCAACTTTCATGAGATTATCACGAGCCAAAATATAACGTTCTCTAGCCTCTTCAAATTGTTTGATGGCATATTGCAACTGTTCATTTCGACGAAGATCTTCTTCCTTGTTCATTTGCCAAGCAGCAAATCCAATAAGGCTGAGAGCCATAGTGCAATATGTACCGATAATTACAGCCTCAGGATTTGCAGCAATAAAATTAACAACAGAATTGATCCATTCTTTAGCTTGTTCTGAAAAAATTTTAATTGCTTTTTGAATTTTTCCTTGAATTTTTGAAATACGAGATTGTTCAATTAATTCAAAAGAGACAAAATCATCATAGACAAATCCAAAATGCTGGTTTCCCTGCAATTGACAAAAAGCAATGAAATCTCTCTGACAACCTTCTTGGAAGCCAAATTGATCCTTTTCAATACTAG